ATCACGCATCATCTCGCAATGCAGACCTGACAAAGTTCACGTCATCTACACAGACACAGAGGTAAAACGACATGACGAATTCGATTGTGGTGAAGAGGTTAACCTTGAGTTCTATAGCGGGGGCGGTACTCACATGCCTGCTGGCTTTGACTACTGTGCTGAACACGGTATTGATCCTGAGGTATTTGTCTGCCTCACCGACGGTTATACCGATTTTGGTAACGATCCCGGATACCCAGTCGTGTGGTGCATATCCTCCGAGATTGAAGCCCCTCACGGTGAAAACATTCACTTCGAGTTAACTTAACTCACAAACTAACTAACTAACTAACTGAAAGGAAATAGTATGGGATGGAATTGGCAAATGTACGAGACGCATTACAAACGTAAGCGTAAGAACTCAGACAACAAGCGTATATTCAGAGACTGTGACTTGGTTAAGAACGACGATGCATCATTCAGCATTTATTGGGCTTACAACCTATGGAACCACAGAGACCCAGTCACACAGAAGCGAGTGATGAAGCGAGCAGAACGCCAACCACTGGCACACATCACACAAGACAATGTGTTGACTATTCTGTTTGGGCGAACGCTATGCCTGAGTTCAATGAAACGACTCAGCAACATCATCGGCCTCGAGGTATATGGTGACTCGGCACATCACAAAACTAGCATACACAAAGTACGTGTATCTGCCACAGCATGGTGTGGGAGACAACAAACTCCGATGCCTTGGTCTCCATCGACAAACTCATGGCGAGCGAACATCCCATTCTCTACTGGCATGCAGTTTCGCATGGACAACAATGGGCACCCAACAGAACTACTTAAAGTGGAAGAAGATATCAAAGTGTTAGTCAAACCTGAAGCAATACAGCAAGCCAAAGCAGACACCAAAGTCATACGATTACTGTTGCGCGGCATGGTGCGCCTTGGTGCATTCGATCACCATATCGACGAACGCATTGAACGTAGATGGAGTGTGAACCAAATAGAGAGAACGCCGTTAGAAAATATCAACTACAAAGTACCAATGGGTAGTGACGCTGAAGCAGTCTTTCTTCATGGACTAGACAAAGCAAATGTACCTGATCGTAGTACTTATGTTGGCAACCAATGGGTGCAACGTAAGCCTGAAGAAGTACGTGCTCTGTTCATTGATAATGCGCTTGAGCATGGTATGAAACTATTACGGCGACATATCTATGAAACCAATGACGGCCTTGAATGGAGAGTCAAATGAAAATGCGAGCACTATTAGCCAACTTCATCAAAGAAGCAATACGACCACGCACTACTCAAGAGATCGTGGGTATAGAACTACGTGAGGCATACCTTGCCAAACTAGAAGCCGAAACAACGCTGGAGTATGCAAAGAGCATGGTGGACTACAACCAGTCACGAATAGACAGATTAACTAACAGACTACTTGACCTAGGAGTACACGATGGAACGTAAACCAGTGGGCGTCACTGCTCCTTATAGACCGCTAACCCCTGAGGATGAAGAGTTCAACCGCATCGAGCGTGAGAGCCAGATTCGTAAGGAAGGCATCCGTAACATCAAACTACCAACAAGAGAGCAACTTATGGCTGAAGTAGCGATCCTCACTGAGCTAGTGAAGGTGTTGTCTGCTCGAGTAGATATGTTGGAGGGTAAGAAATGAATCTTAAAGCCTGCATACCTAAGGAACTTATTGATAAACACAAGGACATCAATGTCCAACATGAATGGTGGGATTACATAGAGGAGAACTTTAAGGAGCAAATGGAAACAAAAGGTATCCAAGTGCATAGAGTTCTATTCAGTGGATTCTGGTCACAAGGCGATGGAGCGTGCTTTGAAGGCAGAGTTAAGGATTGGGGAAAGTACTTACGATATTTAAAGTATGACGACCCTATACTCCACGACCTTGCTGAAGAATACTGGGACTTAAAGTGGACACATAGGGGGATGTACTTCCACGAAAACAGTGTTTGGTTCTCCGAAGATGTTTGGCTTGATGAGGACGTTATGAATCCATACGAGCCTGACGACTTAAGACATGATGTCTGGAACGCAAACATGAGGCAGTATCACTTCGGTGGTATGTGTGAGGAAATGGTAAAAGGTATAAAAGCGTCAATGAAGGCGCTGTATAGACAACTAGAAGAGGAGTACAACTCCCTGACAAGCGACGAAGCAGTGTGCGAAAGCATCATTGCAAACAATTTATTAACTGAAGAACTGGAGTATTAACATGGCATACGTAGCAATCTCACAAGCCCTCGTCAACGAGATTGAGCAAAACATCAACCGCATGAAGGAACGCGAGAGAAATCAACTTCCATCACCTGCAACCGAGATGAAGGTCAACCACGACAATCCGATAGCAACAAACATTGTGTGGGGTGAATTTGCACACCTCAAGAATACATTGCCTGAGGACTGGACACAGTGCGTTGATAGCATCCACGTAAACATCACATACAAATTTAACGACGCGCCACGAGATACATCTTTTATCATACGAGCAAACGATAAACAGTTTCTTGTTCCACACTTGCGTAGCAATGGTTACAACAGTGCCACTATCAAAGTGTATGAAGACCATCCTTTTGTGCAACAGTTTGCATCTGCGTTGGTAGAACACAAACGCACCATTGACGAACTCAATGTCAAGTGGGCTGACATCAAAGAGCAAGTGATTAAGTTCTTACGATCTGCTAAGTCATTGAACGAGGCACTCAAACTGTGGCCTGCATTGGCTCTGTATATCAGCGACTCGTATATCAGTCGTGTCAACGACAAAGTATCACGTGGTGCAACAGTATCTAAGGCCGCTGAGATTCTTGCTCAGATGAAAACAGACAACATCACTGCCGCCGCAGTAAGCGCTAAGTTGTCATGACAGACTACAAACTCGCTAGACGAGCAGTCAAACTATTTACCAACTACGAGATACCACATCATGTCAAACGACGATATCAAAGAGAGTGGCTGCGGAGTGTTACCACCCTCGGCAACCGATGGCTCCTTGCGCAACCCGCGCAAAGACTTACACCAGAACAGCAACTTAGAGACGAGGCTTGCACGTATCGAATCTCGCCTTGTTCAGTTAATGCTTCACTTCGGCCTTGATCCACAGAGGAAATACTATGACTGACATCAGAATCAAATCACCTATCACGCAACCTAGCCTACGACAAGTGGGCGGTGATCACTACAAGAATCTCAAAGTCCAACCTTGGGATGTAGTCGACACATGGCCTATTGATCAACAGATTGGGTACTACCGTGGCGGTGCTCTCAAGTACATCATGAGAATGGGGAGTAAAGATGAAAACATTCAAGAGATTGGAAAAGGCCTTCACTACTTAGAAAAACTTACTGAGTGTCTCAAACGAAGGAACGATGAACATGGCAGTAATTAATCCACATGCACAAGGCATCACTAGCACCATGCTTGGAAGTGGTGTAACAACAGCAGTAGGTACTTTTCCATATGCACCCAACAACGGACTAAATCCAACTGTGACTTTCTCTGTAGAGCGTGTAGACAACGGCTTCATCTTGAGGTCTGGGCGTTTCCAAGGAGACATAGCAAAAACCAAAGTGTGCAGTTCAATAGAAGAAGTCAAAGACTTGTTTGTGGCTGTACTTGTGGAGTATCAACTGGAGAAATAAATGGCTGACTTACAAACTGAAATCTTTAGAAAGGTTTTACCCAAGATGCAACAACTAAACAACCTTACGTTCGATGACGACGTAGGCACAACCACGGAGGTCAAAGTGACCACAGAAGATACAAAAATTAGTCAAACAGAATTATTGTGGCAGTACATCAAAGACAACCCCGGTAGTACAGCACCCGGGATGTTCAAAGCCAGAGTTATTGATGACTACAAGAACATAGCAACGCGAGTTAATCAACTTGCCAAGCGCGGGCTTCTACGCCAAGACATAAATTCACATCCGATGAAGAACTATGTAGTAGACGAGACATACCCACGTGTCACATTGGAAGACCGACTACAACGCATGCAGAACGCACGAGGAACTAAACCTAAAAAGATCAAGAAGGTTAAACGGGTTGTGCAACCAGTCGTGGAAACACCCAAGACGCCAGTCAACATCCTTGACACTATGTCTGTGATGCAAGCACGTGAACTATACGATCAACTCAAGAAAATATTTGGTGGTTGATGTGAGAAAGCGTAGCAAGTACAGACCCAAGGGCATACTACCTGACCCGATGACTTGGTTGTTAGCGGGCATGAAGCCATTCAAGGAAGTGCCCTTCAGTGTAGACCTACGCATCAAGAACCATGCTGCGATGGATGCACTACGCAGGGGGCTGGCTACCAAAGACGACATTGATGTGCTGATTAGTGCATTCAACATGACCGAAGCGTGTATGCGTTTACGACCTGACTTGGGTGCAGACTGGGCAGATGAAATCAAAACAGGACTAGATGCACTTCACGCAGTCGCAGTGCGCGGAGCTAAGTCCTTGAGGTTCATACTTAAAGCCCAAGAACTAGTGGCAATGAATCTAGTCATGGAGATACATGACGTGCAGTTGGATCAGACCACAATAAAAGATTTGGAGAAGGCTATGGATATAGTCAAGGAAGAATACAGACTGCGCAAGATGCGTGCTATCAAGGAGAGTGTGTAATGCAATCAGTACACGCAAAAGCGTACATGATACGTAGTATTTATCAAGGACACTATGAAAAAACAGGAAGAGAAGAAGGCACTGGATACGTCATGTATAGAACCAGAGCCCTTGCACAAGAGTACATCGACAAGTACTGCGAAGGTAAAGCATTCATCGTCAAAGTCAGGGTTGCGATTACCCCGTCTGAGTCAAGCAGAAATGAACGCGCATTGGCCATTCGAAAGATTAGACCCAAGACGGATGCCCAAACCCATGAAACCAACTAAAAACCACGAGTATGAGGACGCACTGTTTTGAAACTAATCACACTTGACTTTGAGACCTACTACAGTAAAGACTATGGACTTAAAACCTACACCACTGAACACTACATCCGCGACGAGCAATTCCAAGTCATTGGGTTTGGCTACAAGATCAACGACGGAGAAACCCACTGGGTCAGTGGAACAGACAAAGAGATATCCCAAGCGATTCACAGCCTTGACATCGAGAACTCCTACCTCATTTGCCATAACATGGCGTTCGACGGAGCCATCCTTGCGTGGCGCTTTGGGGTCATACCCAAGTATTATCTCGACACCCTCTCAATGGCGAGACCCGTCACGGGGCAAACGGTCGGTGGCTCACTAGCCGCACTAGCCAAACAGTTCTTGTCGGGTGAGAAAGGCACTGAAGTTGTCAATGCCCTAGGTAAGCGTCGTGAAGACTTTACCGCAGAAGACTTGGCTCGCTATGGTGAGTACTGTTGCAATGACGTGCAGTTAACCTTTGACTTGTACCATGTTCTCAAGCAGTGGAACCCTGCCAAAGAGTTGTACATACAGGACTTGATGGTTCGTATGTTTACTGACCCCATACTGCAGTTGGATAAGAAGGTTCTGACTGACCATCTATTCAAGGTACAAGACAACAAAGCCAAGTTGATGGAGCGTATTGACACATCCATTGGACGTGATGCGCTGATGTCTAACCCCAAGTTTGCAGAGGTACTAAAGAAGTTGGGCGTTGAGCCCCCCATGAAAGTCAGCCTACGCACTAACAAGGACACGTATGCCTTTGGCAAAACAGATCAAGCGTTCAAGGCTCTCGCCGACCATCCAAATCCAGCGGTGCAGGCCATCGTCGCTGCGCGGCTCGGCATCAAGTCTACGTTGGAAGAAACCCGCACGGAATCTTTTATTGGTATTGCCGACCGTGGTTCGCTACCGATCCTCCTTAACTATTGGGGAGCGCATACTGGTAGAGCATCTGGCGGTGACAAGATGAACTTACAAAACTTACCAAGGGGAGGTGCTTTGCGTAGATCAATAACCACACCTGAAGGACATGTCCTCATCGCTGTTGACTCAGCACAGATCGAAGCCCGTGTCGTTGCATGGTTGGCTGGTGAGACTGACTTGCTTGATAACTTCCGCAACAACGAGGACATCTATTCCAAGTTTGCATCTGAGGTGTACAGCAAGCCCGTGACTAAAGCCGACAAGGTTGAACGCTTTGTTGGTAAGACTTGTATTCTTGGCCTAGGCTACGGCATGGGTGCTGACAAGTTCAAAGCCACACTCAAAGTTGGTATGGGCGGTATCTCTGTAGACATGCCGATCGACGAAGCCAAGAGCACCGTTGACCTCTACCGTACTAAGTATTCAAGCATTGCCCAGTTGTGGAAGGACGCTAACAATGCACTGGTACAAATGTCTCGTGGCCTAGAGACTGAGTTCGGTGTTGGGATTGCACTCAAGTGCACCCCTGAAGGCATATGGCTACCTAACAAGACAATGATCCGCTACCCTAACCTACGCAAATCTACCGAAGGCTATGAGTACGATGGACGCTACGGCCCCGTCAAGATATACGGCGGTAAGGTAGTAGAGAACGTGGTGCAAGGGTTAGCACGGATTGTGGTGTTCGATCAGATGGCTAAAATAGACCAAGAGATGAGGTTGAATGACAACCCACAGGCTGATGCTCGGTACAAAGTAGCCCTAACAGTGCACGACGAAGTGGTTGCAGTTGTACCTAAAGCGGCTAGCCAATGGGCGCTTGACTTTATGCTCAAAACGATGTCTACTCCACCTAAATGGTGTAGTGACTTGCCCGTATCTTGCGAAGGTGAGATTGGTTTAAACTATGCAGACGCAAAATAAATTTATCCAGTGGTTTTACACCTTTGGACGGAAACTCTATGGCTATACCCGCTTGGACATACTCACAACTCGACAAGTTCGAGACGTGCCCCCGACAGTTCTACCACGTGAGGGTGAAGAAGGACTTCCCCGAACCTCCGACAGAGGCAACGATATGGGGGGAAAGAGTCCACAAGGCGATGGAGTTACGCGTAAAAGAGGGTACACCCCTGCCAGAAGGCATGGATCAGTGGGAAGGAATCGCAAGTAAGTTTGCTCGATTGGTTGGTGACAAGTACTGCGAACTGCAAATGGCAGTAGACAGAAACTTCCAGCCTGCCGATTGGAACAACGCATGGTCTAGAGGTATTGCTGACTTACTCATAGTCAACGGAGACAAGGCTGCTATCTTTGACCACAAGACTGGTAGACGCAAGCCGACAGAACAACTGATGCTCTATGCAGGTTATACGTTTGCGATGTTCCCTGATGTGGACTATGTAACGACAGGGTTTGTATGGTTGAAGGACAAAAAGATTGACAAGCAAGAGTTCACAAGAGATCAAGTTTCAGAGATATGGCTTGAGTTCTTGCCAAGAGTACGCAAGTTAGAGATGGCCTACGAGAAAGACAACTGGCCTTGCCGTCCAAGTGGTTTGTGTCATGGATGGTGTCCTGCAAAGAGTTGTGAGTTTTATAGGAGTAAGAAGTAATGGCTCAGACTCCTGAGGGTAGAGTTAAAGAAGCGGTTAAAAAAGAGTTAAAGGCTAGAGGAATCTGGTACTTTATGCCTATGCAAAACGGCTTTGGAGTGGTTGGTATCCCTGACTTCATTTGTTGTTGGGAGGGATTGTTCTTGGCTATTGAAACCAAGGCACCCGGAAAACGCTCGCAGACTACGCCAAATCAAGATAGAGTTATTGCTGAGATTAAGAACCACGATGGACGGGCTATTGTGGTGGACGATGTGTCACAAGTTATAGATTTTTTTGAAGGGAGATTCAGATGAATAAAGGTGGACCAAAGAAAGCAGCGTATGACAAAGCGTACAACGCACGACCAGAACAAGTCAACAACCGCGAGAAACGCAACGCAGCTCGTGCAGAGTTAATGCGTGATGGCAAAGTTAAAAAAGGAGATGGTAAAGATGTTGACCATAAGAAGATGCTTGATGGCAATGGCACAAACTCAAAGAGTAATCTACGAGTTGTTGATAAAGAAACTAACCGTGGTTGGCGCGGTAAAAATGGAAGTGCATACGGCAAGTAAGCCATGCTAATAAGAAAAGATAAACGAGCCCTCATCTTAAAATTGCGCAACCCTTCAAGGGTAACAACAGTAGTACCAACTGCTAAGTTAGTTAACCACGAAGGCGAAACACTGGTAGCAGTACCACATAGACCAGACGAAGTTAAGGTTCTTCGCAACCTTGGCATCAATGCACCTGATCCTATGGAGTACTACTACAAGTGGCCGGGACGGTTCAAGCCGTTCGCTGCGCAAATAGAAACCGCTAACTTCCTATCCATGCATGACAGAGCATTCTGTCTAAACAGTATGGGTCTTGGCAAAACAGTTACGTCCCTCTGGGCGTACGACTTCATGCGTGATTGCAAGATGGTTAAGAAGGCACTGATTGTGTGTCCACTATCGACGATGGAACGCACATGGGCAGACGAAATATTTAAAACATTTCCACACCTAGATGCAACCGTTGTATATGGCACACGAGAGCGCCGCAAGAAACTGCTAGCGCAAAAGTCTGACCTCTACATCATCAACACAGATGGCATCAAGACCATCGAAGAAGACTTAGCAGCACGTGACGATATTGATCTTGTCATAGTAGATGAGATTGCTATGTTTCGTAACGCTGGTACTGAACGATGGAAGATACTTAACAACATCTGTAACAAGCAGACACATCGTCGTGTATGGGGATTGACTGGTGCACCAACACCACACGAACCAACAGATGCATGGGCGCAGTGTCGTATCGTTGTACCTGCTAGTGCTGATGTACCAAAGTATTTCGGCAAGTTCCGCGACATAGTTATGAAGCAGTTGACTCAGTTCAAGTGGGTGCCTCGTGCCGATGCAGTGGACACAGTTAAACACATCATGCAGCCAGCAGTTAGGTTTGCACTAGACGACTGTATTGACTTGCCTGAACAGACATTCACTACACGTGATGTCGAGATGACTAAGGAACAGAAAGAAGCTTACAAGAACATGCTGGACAAACTCATCATGGAATACCAAGGTGGTGAAGTACTGGCAGTAAACGAAGCGGTCAAGGCCAACAAACTGGTTCAGATCGCTTGTGGTGTGGCATATGGTAAAGATGGCGAGTACATCCACATCCCTAACAAACCTCGCATCGACGTGCTCAAAGAACTGATCGAAGAATCAGAAGGCAAGGTATTGGTGTTTGTCCCATTGACTGGTGTACTTGAGAACTTAATTGACGAACTCAAGAATGACTGGGACGTAGCGGCGGTGCATGGTGCAACCTCTAAGCATGAGCGTGATCAAATCTTTGGAGACTTTCAAAAGACAGACCGCATTCGTGTGATCGTGGCTAACCCCTCCACTATGTCACATGGCCTGACGTTAACTGCTGCAACCACAATCATATGGTACGCGCCAATACATAGCAACGACGTATATGAGCAAGCATGTGCTCGTGTGCGCCGACCCGGACAGACACGGACTACAGTCATCGCCCACATCGCTGGGTCAGATATTGAACGCCGTATTTATAAACGACTGCAGGCCAAGCAGAAACTGCAAGGTGCCTTGCTTGAGATCATGAAAGGAATTGAAACTGATCAGTAGAAACCACTATACACACTCACTTATTTAATGTTAACCTTCGTCCCCCCTCGGAGAAAAAATGAAACTATCTGAATTAGTAGCCAAATACATAGAGCTGCGAGATAAAAAAGCTCAGATCAAAGCTGAGTATGACGGCAAAATAGGTAAGTTGGATGACATCTTGGACAAGATTGAAACCACATTACTTAAAACGTTTGACCAAGCTGGTATGGATTCGGTTAAGACCGAGTTTGGAACAGCCTATACTTCTACTCGTACCACTGCATCAGTGGCTGATCCGGACGCATTTATGACGTTCTGTAAGGCTAACGACGCTTGGCACTTGTTAGAAAAACGCGCCTCTAAAATTGCCGTAGAGCAATACAAAGCGGAACACGACGACGTACCCCCCGGTGTTAATTACCGTGCTGAACGTACAGTGAATATCCGCAGATCGTAATCCCCCTCAACTACTGGAGAACTTCAAGATGAGTAATATCATCCCTTTCGATTCTGGCAATCTGCCAGCGTATTTAAAAGCCCCTAACCGTGTCGTTGCAAATGACGACTTAACAGCCCACGCTAGCACTGGCTTCCCAGTCATGTCTATCAAGGGTAAGAACTTCACTGTTGTCCGTGATGGTGAGCGTACTGTGTTAACCAAAGAAGTGGACGGCGAGAAAATTTCTGTGCCATCTATCGACGTGGTCTTGGTCAAGGCTAACAAGGGCACATCTAAAGTGTTCTATGCCAAAGGCTACCAAGAAGGTAGCGAGGCTCAAAAGCCTGACTGCTTTAGCAATACTGGTGATCGTCCTGATCCATCGGTATCTACCCCTCAAGCCAAGTCCTGTGCTGTCTGCCCTAACAACCAATGGGGTAGCAAGATTGGCGACAACGGCGGTAAAGGTAAGGCATGCCAAGACTCAGTCCGTATGGCTATCGCCACGCCTGATCTAATCAATGACCCGTACTTGTTACGTGTTCCTCCAGCATCTATCAAGTCCTTGGGCGAGTATGGCAAGATGTTGGCTAAGCGCGGTGTTGGCTACAGCATGGTGGTCACTAAGATTGGCTTTGACATGGAGTCTCCAACTCCTAAGTTAACCTTCAAGCCTACTGGTTTGTTGAGCGACGCGGCTTACGCCCAAGTGCAAGAAGTGGTTGCCTCTGAGACAGTCCAAGCGATCCTTGGTTCTGAGGGTATTGCAGCCGCTCAGTCTGACGACGTGCCTGATTTACCTGTGGTTGAATTGCCAAAGGTCGAGCCAGTTGTTGAGAAGCCAGCAGTTAAAGCCAAGTCTGCCCACAAAGTACCAACACCTGCACCAGTAGTTGCAGAACCTGAGGTAGCACTAGCTGACTTGAACCTCGATGACTTGAACTTCGACGACTAAGTTTGCGGGGAAAGCGGATGCTGACACAACAGGTTTGGATTTTCCAAATGTCAGTGCAGCGAGTACCCACCCATTTCGGCCCTTCGGGGCCATTCTTAACTGGAGAAAAAATTGTCTTACCAAATAGATCAGAGGAAAGTAGCAGGGGTTGTCATTGAAGCCAACCTTGCACTTAGTGGCAAAGACTTTAACCACGGAGAGATCATCCTTGGCTTAGCTGAACTGGCTGCTCGTGTCATCGTGGAAGCCGCAGATACCAACATACAAGCAAAAGAACTTGTAAAGGTTGCAATGGCTCACATGGATCGCACAATTACCATCGGCGCACATGCCTCTGGGAAATCAATTATCGAAAAGGTCTGACATGGACACGCTCACCTTCTTACGGACAATCCTGCCAGAAGATGGGTATAAGTACGTTGGTCTGAGTCGCGCCGGAAGTTCCGGTATTGCCCACAAAGCATACGACTCATTGGAGACGATGGCGCAAGCCATCGCTTCATACGATAATCAAACTAACTTAACTGTCTACCACGCATGCGCGGCATATAAAGAACCATACTTTGAAGTCGAAGTCGATGGAGAAACCAAACGCAAATATCGAGGCCAGCAAAACTGGTACAAGGCCAAATCTTTTTGGGCTGATATTGACTGCGGCGAATCGAAAGCGGCAGAAGGAAAGGGTTACGCGACTAAAAAGGATGCGGCTACAGCGATCATCTCGTTTTGCCGGACTAACAACATACCTGATCCTATGCTTGTGGATAGCGGCGGAGGTATTCATTGTTACTGGCCTCTCACCCAACCTATTGGGCCCAATAGTTGGCGAACTATTGCTTCATCTTTTAAAGCTGCTCTGGCTGGCGCTGGCTTGTTGGTTGACCCTACTCGCACGGCTGACTTATCTTCAGTCCTTAGACCAGTTGGATCACATAACCGAAAACCCGGTCGGGACGTACGACAAGTAAAGGTAGTGCGCGATGGTTCACCTATCACGCCACAAGAATTCCACACTGCAATCAAAGCAGCAGTTGCCAAGTACAACGTAATACCAGCACGTATTTCGCAGG